GTAGTGGCGGGTCGAAAGGCTCTTCATGCGCGAGTCTCCTTGGCGACCTCCGGCATGCGGCGGTCGATGAACACGTCTTTGAGGGCCGACACGTCAACCTTGACGGGTCGCTGGGGCTTGTGGAACGGGTCGAAGTCGGCGGGTTTGAGCAGGCGGGATCGCTTGGTGTCGCGGGCGGTGTTGGCCACCACGGACATGACGGCGGCAGCGATTGACCAGTCGTGGCGCTGACGGCCATCGAGCATGGCGACCAGCTCCCGCAGCGTCAGGGGCCCGGGGTCGAGGCCGAGGGCTCCGGCGCACTGGTAGATGAACTTCCAGACGTCAGCGGCTCGGGGACCATCCGGTTCACGAGCTTGTCCAGCTCGCTCTCGCTGGTCAGCGTCTCGATCCGCTTCTCCGTCAGGTCGCGAGCCTTCTCCATCACGCGGTTGGTGGCCTGGAGCACCCGCCCGAGGTTGGCCCGGTCCCTCGGGCTCGGGCAGAAACTGATGAGTTCATCCAGCACCGCGCCCGTCGCGGCCTCGATCGCGTCGCCCGCCATTGCCTTGCCGAACTCCTCGTCGGAAACCTTGGCGGCGTCCGCCTCGGGCTTGCAGACCGCGTACACCACGTCGCACAAGAGCACGGGGTCGCGGATGAACTTCTCGATGAGCGTCCCCTCGATGACCTGCATGAGGTCGACGCCCGTGAGCCCGCGCACGCGCTTGAGCGTGGCGACGTTGATGTCCACCGTCCAGGTCCGACCCGCGTTGTCCTTGAACTGCCGCATCCATGCCTCCATTGAGACGCTGTGCCGGTTGCACAGCGATTGAACAGCCGTTGAACACCTGTGGCACCGACTCCACCGCCGGGTTTATGAACCGATCCATGAAGGCGCCGTCGCCGAGTACGTGACCTTGGCGGTCACCGAAACCGTGATGGCCTCTTCGAGGGCTTCGCTTCGGCTGAAGTTGGTGATCGAGAAGTCCGCTTGCAGGCCCTGACCCGCGGCCGCGTCGAGGATCTGGAGGCCGATGGGGTCGTTGTTGAAGAAGGCGTTCTTGATGGCGGTGAACCCGGCGTCGCCCGTGTCCCAGACCATCTCGAACTCCACGCTCGCTTCCTTGAGCGTGGCGACCGTTGCCCGCCAGCCGCTATTGGCACGCGTGGTCACATCCGCCTCGCCCGCCTCGAGGCTCAGCGTCACGTCGCGGGTGTTGCCCAGCGCCGTCCACGCACCTGCGCCTGCCTGGCCGCCCGTCTTGTACTTCAGGGCGGCTTCCATGCCGAGCTTGATTGCCATCGCTGACTCCTTTCACTCGGCGCTGTGGCCGACCACGAAGACCGTCTCGCCGCCCTTGCTCTTGACCAGAATGTCCGCCAGGTTGACCCGCTCGAAGTAGTACTGCGTGCCCGGGGCGACTTCGATGGGGTCGGTCTTGCCGTCTGAGAGCAGCATGTCCTGCGTGTTCTTGTGCGACGCGGTGAGCGTGAAGGTGGCGATGGTCTTCTGGGTCGCCAGCGGCTTGAGCTCGTCGGTCATCGCCACGCCGAAGATGATGGTGTTGCGCATGGCTACCTCCGCTCCCGGTAGGTGACGCTGAGCACGCTCGTGAACACTCGGTGCTGTTCGAGCGCTTCGCTCGACACCACCGGCTCGTTGCTGATCCCGACCCACGCCGCGTCGGGGAAGCCCTCCAGCCTCTGGAACCGCAGGTGATCCGCGATCTCCTCGACCAGCGCGAGCAGCTCATCGATCGCCGCGTCGGCCCCATCGGCGGGGAGCTTCTTCTGCACGCCCACATCCACGACGTACTCGATGGCCAGGCTGTCCCGCGTCACCGGCGACATCTGCAGCATGCGGGGAACCACCGATACGCGGAGGTCCTTGAGGTCCTCCAGCGTGAGCGCGGGCTGGTACATGCGGACGGCCGTGACCGGCTGCCCGAAGGACCCGGCGCTCACGTGCGCCGCGACGGCGTCGGCGAGGGCGGCAATCGTGCTCACGGGCCACCTCCGATGACGGGCGAGCCCGTTGGCGGCACGCTCTGCCGCGGCGAGTTCGAAGTCAGCCCGGACAGCTTGCCCTCGAGGAACCAGATCTTGCGTTCCATCTCGGCGTACTGAGCGCGGATGCTGCGGGCCTCGCCGATGAACTCGTCGAGCCGCTTCTCCACCTGCTGGAGCTTGGTGGTCACCACGCCCCACTGGACGGTCATCGCGCCCGCCGCGAGCACGACCGTGACGACCACGCCGGCCCACCGGGCGCTGCCGTTCTGTCCGTTGGAGTTGTTGCTTGAGTCCGCCATCACGTCTCCGTGCCGATGTGCTTGGTGTGAATCCGAAGAACCCTGCGGTACGGGTCGCTGTACCGGAACGGCGGCTGCCCACCCGGTGCATTGACTTCGTACACGAACACGCTCGTCCCGACCGTCTCTCGCACCTGATCGCCCGCCCTCGGGAGGATCGGGCCTGCGCCCAGATCCAGGTCCGCCGTCCGCACGAGGAAGTCCCGCGACTCCACTCGGTGAATGAGCCCCGCGTCGTCGGCCTGCTCGAACTCGGTCTTGCCGATGGTGGCTTGGACTTCCTTCTCGTCCGTGCCACGCCGGTAGAGGACCGGGCGGGAGAGGTGCTGGTAACGCTGGGAATCGAGGAATGCCGCACCGCGATCGAGCAGGTCGCCCACGGGTGGCTCCTTGGGGGGGTTACTGCTGCAGGCGAACGCGAACGATGGTGTCGGCGTCGACGGTGGCCTTCACCGCCTTGCCGATCAGCTTGTTCGCGCCGGCGGCCGCGTTCTTGGTGGCGTTCTGGGCGGCCGCATCCCAGTACGTGAGTGTGCCCGCGGGGATGGCGCTGCCAGCGCCGACCGCCTTGTTGAAGTCGAAGACGCCGGTGACAGCGATCGATCCCAACTGGCCCGCCTTGATCGGTGCCTGTGTGATGCCGATGAGATCGGCCTGCACGACCACCGCGCCGACGAGCACGTCAGCACCGGGGGTGTAGTCGATCGAGCCGCCTTCCTGAACGAACTTTGCTGGTCCTGAAGCCATTCCTGAACCTCCGTCTGTTGGTGGGCCATCGGTGTCGATGCCCGATTGCTGATCGATGCCGCTCTGGAGGTCGCCGGGGAGCTCTTCGCCGAGCCCCCCAGCGCCTGTGCTGACCTGCCCGGGCATGGATTACACCTCGCCCTTGCTCTTGACGCCGCCGCGCGGATCCTGCAGATTGACGCCGAAGTCGTGGTACCCACGCATCCGGATGCCGAGCATGTTGAAGTCGGCTTCCGAGCTCTCGACCGTCGGGGCTTCCTTGCCATCGAGGAACGCGACCTCGATCACCGGCAGGTCGTTGGGGTCCGCCAGCAGGTACCACGCCTTGGCGGAGTTGCCGGTGTAGATGGCGTTGGCCAGGTAGCGGCTGACCTCGATGCGGAACTTGCCCTGGTGCGGGTTGGCAATCGGGAACTTGGTGTTCGCGGTGGTGTCCCGAAGCTCGACGCTCTTATAGAGCTGCGTGCCCATCGCCGAGAGTGCCGTGGGCACGAGCATGATCGACGGCATCACCCCCGTGGGCTTGCCGTCGGAGTCCACCAGGTCCATGAACGTCTGCTCGACCTTGGTCAGTCCGTCGATGCCCAGCGCGGTGTCCGCGCCCGTGACGAAGTTCTTGTTGCCGGCGCTGAAGAACGCCGCGTTGTTCAGGAACGCCGTCCAGAAGACGTCGTTGATCTTCAGGCCCGAGCCCCGCCCGAGCTTGCGGGGCACCGTGGTGATCGCGCCGAGATCATCGTTGATGATGTCGCGTCGATCGATGGACAACATCAGGGCGTAGGTGCTGGCCTTGTTGGTGTAGGTCTCTTCTCCGAGCGTGCCGTGCTTGATCTCGCCGCCCGCGCCGATCTCCTCGTACTGGTCCTTGCCGATGAGGCGGTAGCTTGTGACCGTCTTGAAGTCGTTCACGTTGCGGACGGCGCAGATGTTCCGCCAGACACGCTCGACGCTGAAGAAGCCTTCGAGCAGGAACTTGTTGGCGACGTTGGACAGGATGCCCCCGACGTCGATGGTGGTCATCCCCGCCTCGATGCCCCGACCGAACGCGGCCTCGAGCACGCGGCGGCTGTCGCGGAAGGTGCGGCCCGTGTAGCCGTTGGCGATCGCGGCCTCGAAGAGCAGCTCCTGCAAGCCCAGACCGCCGTTGAACCGCTTGGCCGCGACGTCCATCGCCTGCTCCGAGCAGACCTTCTCGATGCCATCGAGCTTGGCGCTCTGGAAGCACGCGGCCTCCAGCACCTCGCTGGTCACGCTCGTGTCGATCACATGGATGCCCGGGACCTTGGGGCGGCTGGCGCGGAGCACTTCCAGTTCGGTGCGCGTGGCATCCCAGTTGTCGCGGATGGCCTGGGCCTCGATGTTGCTGTACTTGCCACCGCACACTTTGCGGATCGCGTCGATGCGGGCCGTCTCGGCCAGTGCCGCGGCGCGGACCTGCTCGGGGGTCTGCTCGGTGCCGGTGACCGAAGGGGTCGAGGACGGGGAGGGGGTGGGGTTGGAATCGTCGGCCATGACGCTGGGCTCCTTGTGCTGACGCGCGGCGATGCTCGCGCTGGTGCGGCCATCTGCGCCGAGATCCACGAAACTGATCTCGCCGAGCGTGGCCTTGCGGACGACGTTGACCGGGCCGGTGATCTCCTGGCCGTTGACCGTCGCCTTCTGGTTGTCCTTGATGAACTCGAACTCCTCGACGCTCGCGCCGACGGAGGCCTGCCAGGGGAATCCGTTCCGGCTGGAGGCCACGACCTCCTTCGCGGCGGGTGTGTCGCGGGAGATCACGCCGGTCGCAATGAGTTGCCCGGCCTCGACGCGGATCGCATCGGTGTGGCCAACACCCGAGAGCGGGTCGTGCCCGAAGCGGATCGGGCGGGCCTGTGACGGGACACCCAGGCCAGCGAGGTCGATCACCACGGGGTGCCGCCAGCCTCCGACGCGCATCGCGCCGCCGCTATACGCGATCATCTTGAACCGGGGCAGCGGCGCACTCTGTCCGTCCGCCGCAGCGGCGAAGGTGATGTCGGCCGTCGCGGTGAGCATGAGCGCGGGCAGGATCTTGATGGAGTCAGTCGGCACTGGCACTGGCGGTCTCCTCGTCAACGGGATCGGCGTCGTCGGCTGCGGCTGCGGGTGTCGCGGGCGTGCTCCCCGCCGGTGACGCGGCGGCAGGCGCGAGGCCCAACTCGTTCATGAGCGCGAGCTCTTTGGCCCGCTGGCGGAGCTCCTGTTCCCAGTCGCGCCCCTGGCGGGCGAACTCAACCGCGAGCGTGGTCGTGTGGTTCGCCAGACGGGTCGCCTGCGCGTTGGCTTCCTTGGCTGGATCGACGTGCTCGACGCCATCCCAGAACCACGCGTGCTCCGGGAGTGTGCGGGCGATCGTGCGGAGCGACTGCGGGAGCAGCCCCTCGACCAGCACCGCCTCGTTGAGCCACGCCTTGAGGATGCGGTCGAGCACCGCGAGCTGCAGTTGGTTCTGTTCGACGCGGATGCTCTTGAAGTACACCTGGTGGTCCAGGCGTCCGCTGGCGTAGTTGTAACCGGACGAGTTGCCCGCCGCGACGTTGAACGGCATGTTCAGGCAGCGGGCGATCTCGTTGAGGATCTCGCGCTTGAACTCTCCGAATGTGGTGGTCGGCTGCTCGGCGTGGACCTGCCCGAGCTTCCAGCCGCCGGGAAGCACCGTCGCCAGGCGCTGCTCGAGCTCGACCTCGTCCATCGGCTCCAGCGGGTCGGCTTCGCCATTGGCGGGAGCGTCGGTGTAGATGACGGCGGCGAAGTTGGCGGCGGTCTCAGCGGCCGCGATGGTCGCGAGCGTGTACCGCCGGAGCTGCGCGAACAACGGGAGCGCCGGCGTGATGTCAGGGATGCCGCGGAGCTGGCCCGGGCGGTCGGCGCGGTAGTAGTGCACGACCGAAGCGGCGGGGAGCGTGTCGTACGCGAGCAGGTCGTCGATCGGAGCACGAAGAGAGTTACTGTCGCCGGGATGGCGCTTGAGCACGCGGTACGCCGAGGGGTTGCCCCACTGGTCGAGAAGGATGCCGTCGATCTCGTCGCTCCGGCCGCGGCGCATGAGCGGCGAGCAGACCTGGTCCGCCTCGATGAGCTTCACGTCGAGCGACACCTGCGACGCCACGCCCGGGTTGTTCACCAGCAGCGCGAACGCCTCGCCGGTCTCGGCGCGAGCCATCCGCATGGTGCGGAGCTTGCCGGGCAGGTCGACCGCCCGAGACCACTGCTCGAAGGCGTCCTCGATGCGGGCGTTGGCCTCGGCGTCGCCGGTGAGCATCTGCAGCCGGGGACCGGTGCCGATGGTGTCGTTGGCGAGCGTGAGGACGATGCCCTTGGCGTAGGAGTTGTTGGCAACCTCATAGCGGGCCCGGTTGCGAAGAACGCGACGCACCTCGGGGGTGATCGCGGCGTTGGGCGAGAGGCCGTCGGCGTTCGCCCAGTGCTTGCGGTTGTCGGCGGTCGTCTGCGCCGAGTCGAACTTGGCGACAACCAATCGACGGCCGCCGCGCGATCCGCCTCCATGCGGAGCACGCGACGCCGCCGGGGAGGGAGAGTCGGCGGGAGTTCCGCGGTGGGGGGCGACCCGGCTCATGATGTTGGCGATGGCTTTCAGCATGGGCAGGTCAGACAGAGCCGGGCGGGACGATCTTGGCGAACTTGATGCCGAGGCCGGGCTTCCTCGCGGCGTCCTTGGACGCAAAGAAGCGGACGACCTCGAGTTGGTCCTTCAATGGCTGCTGCTCGACGGACTGACCGTCCACCGACGCCTTCGCGGGCTGCGACACGTTGTCGCGGATGGCCTGGTCGAGGTTGGGGGCGGGGTCGGGCACGGGTTCACCTCGCGGGCCGCACAGCGCGGCCTCTAGGTGTCCCCTATGCAGCGGCGGAGCCATCTGCCCGCTTTGGGATGGCATGCAGCCGGTTTGTTCCACCGGTAGAAGTCGTTCACGCCCTTGCACAGACGATGCCCGCGATTGGGCCTCAAGGGCGGTGTTTCCGGACGGCGTGTATTTGCCTTGAGTTTTACGGCCAATAGTCGATACTATTACACGCTATGTCCAAGACCGCACCCGCCCAAGCCGCACTCTCACTGGCACGAAGCGTCGGCGTGCTTCGTGTCCGAGATGCCATGTCCGCAGGCATCCACCCGGAGGTCCTGCGGCGACTTGTCGCCGCCGGAAAGCTGACCAAGACCGGACGAGGCATGTACGCAGCGGTTTCGACAGACTCGTCCGAACACGCCAGCCTCGCCCACGCAGCGGCGCGGGTGCCGAGCGGTGTAATCTGCCTGCTGTCGGCACTGGCCTACCACGGCATCGGCACACAGATGCCGCACGAGGTCTGGATGATGATCGACACCCGTGCCCACAAG